TCCAAAACGTGGTCGTTATAAGTCGTCAAATGCTTTGGCGGTTCGGTTTTGAACATATTTATAAAAAACAAACCTTTATTTACAATAGGCTCTAAATCGTAAGCGTAGCAATAAGGTATAAAAGCGCACGAAGCAGAATCATGAAGATACAAAGCGCCACTCCATTCGCCCTCAAGCCACTTATTAGCTGTTTCTAATCCATATTTTTTAGCTAAAACTGTAAAAATTTTATTAAAAGAAAGTAGTTTATTATGAGGCTTAACCATATCCGCAAGCATAGTTCTCACGTCGTGAGTAGTACTATTTGAGCTCGAATCCATAACAACGTCAACTACATTTTGATTCTTTAAAAAATTATCAATATAATCAGTAAAATTTAATCTGGAATTTGAAAGGCCGTTCATAAATTCAAAATCTTCACCATATTTTTCGGATAATTCTTTAATTTTATTAGAAAAATCTTCATTTAAATTAAGTTCTATATTCATTTGTCACCTTCCAATTGTTTTTCTGTTTTGATATAATATTTTTGGCGTGATTCGTTGACGTGGGTTCATCTCCATTCACCTGAATTTCAGGAGAGAGCGAGGTGATGAAATGCTGGATTGTATAAGAATTATCTTGGATATCACAATAAAAATTTTCCAAATAATTGAATATATAAAAAAGCGCCCGCGTTATAAGCGTGGGCGTCGTTACAAAAATCAAAATGATTAAACGATGGACTCACAAACGAGTCACGCTACCATTATATTTCTAAACAATAAAAAAATCAAGCGACCGCGGCAACAACGCGGTTACTTATTGTTCTAAATAAACAGTAAATAAACCCGTTAAACGGATTACGTTACTATTATATTCTCAAACAATAAAAAAATCAAGCGATTATCCGTTTTTGTTTATCCAATTATTAGCTTCAAAGAAACCTAATAACTTATCTTTTATTTTAAGAATAGGCACTTCAGTTAAGCCGTTTTTTAGCATTTCATCTTTATCTGTAATAGTTTTATAAGATATATTCTTAGCTTTTAATTTTTGCTCTAAGATTTTACATTTGGGGCACCCCATACTATATAAAATTATATCGTCAGCCATATATTAATTTATATTCCCATCCTTTCTCTACGCTTAGCCATATATTCTTTTTGATATTTTCTTATTTTATCTCTATTTTCAAGCTTATATTTTTTTTGATATTTTAAAATTTTAGGTTTGTTTTTTTCATAATACTTTTTTCGTTTTTTTAATATCTTTTCTCTATTATTAAAATAATATTCTCTATGAGAAGCTTTTAATTGGTCTCGATGTTTAAAATAGTATTCTTTAAGATATTCTGATTTACTTTTAGACATAATAACCTCCTTAAGGTTGTCTTGGATTATTTGGAGTCCGTGACGGCTCCTTTGAAATAAAGCTGCATTTAAGGCCTGTTATTCTTCTTTGGTTATTTGAGACATATTCTATTTTGTCTTCAACCTCAGCAATATATCCTTTAAATGTCCTTATACCTTTGTTTGTAATTATGCTTATTATATGGAATTCTTTTGGTTCTGTTAATTTATCATAAAGATTATTATATTGTTCCATATCCCAAAATGGGCCAAATTCTATTTCGTAGTTATAATAAACACCTATGATTTCACGGTGCAGGTCACCGTCGATTGTTCTTTTTGCGTACTTATCAAATACATTAGCTTTCCTTGAAATATTAATGACACCGATACTATAATCGGTGCCATCTATTGTTATAATACCTGAAAATATTGTTTCATTAAATTGATTACTCATATAGTACCTGCCGGAATCATTAAATCTCTACCTACTCTTATATTTTCATCTTTTAGTTTAAAATTAAATTCTCTTATAATACTGCCTAAATCGCCATTTGCTTCAATGACGATGTTTTGATTGCCATTATTTCCTGCTACTTCTTTGAAAGCTCTGACAATAGTATCAAGTGGAGTTTCAATGTTCGTTTGGCCTCTCGGCTGGTCATTTACCCATGCTAGGAATGGATTACCACCTTTTAATACAGAACCTTTAGCAAGCCTTGGAATTTTCACTTCACTTATTTCAGGTATGCTTATACCAAAATGTTGGCCTCCGAAATCGAATGATATTTTATTGGCTTGTTTTATAAACCAATTGATACCCCATATTATTTTATTTAGTAATTTTTCTGTTTTCTCTAATAACCAGTTCAATGCTGATTTTGGGGCTTGTTTCATAGCCTCCCACATTTTTTCTGATTCTTTACCTAACCATTCGAATTTTTCCCCAAACCAGCCTTTAATACCATCAAATTTTTCGCCTAGCCATTTTTTCCAGCCATCAAATTTCTCTTTTGCTTTTTCCCATAGTGATTTAGATTCTTCGCCTGTATCGTCAAAAAATTTTTTGAATTTCTTTCCTAGCTTTCCAAGATTTTCTTCAATATCTTTTTGTGTTTTTTCCCAATCAAAACTAACTGGAGCTTTACCTGTATTTAAGTCAATCTTACCAAACCCTGGGATACTGAAATATGGGTTTTTATATTCTTTTCTTTCTTCTTTTTTTTCTTCTTTTTTATTGGCAACAACTTCTGTTTTTAAATATTCTAACGCAAGTTCTCGCTCACTTTTGTTTTTTTTAAGGTATTCAGATTGTGAGCTAAGCCATTTATTATACCTTTCTGTACCTTCTTGTATACGCTCTTCCGAAGATTTGCCAAATCCAAAGAAAGCAGCCATATCAAGTATGTCAATACCCCAAGTTTTACTAAAGTATTTTTTGAATAATTGCCAATCACTTTTACCTTTTTTTTGTTCTTCAGGTAATTTCCCTTTCCAATCTTTGTATCCGAAATATTTTTTTGCACCATATGTGGCTAATGCCCCGACAGCTACTGCACCTGTAATAGCAGGGTGCGCTTTAGCAAATGTTTTTATTGCGCCCCATGTGCCTTTATTAAAGTATTTTTTACTCCATTCTTTAATTGGTTTAAATGCTTCTTTTATACCATAGCCAATTTGTTTTGTACCTTCTTTTAATCCTTTACCAAATGGATTAGAGGCAGCTTTAGTTATTTGGAATCCATTTTTGAGATTACCTGCAGGCATTTTAAATCCACCTTTAATACCTTTAGCGATTGGTTTAAAAGAATTTTTTATCCCACCAAATAATGGTTTCACAAAATTTTTAACGCCTTTAAATGTTGAAGTTAATACTTTTGCGCCACCAATAAGGAATTTACCAACAGGTTTAAATATCTTGCCTTTAGTTAGTAGCCCAAGGCCAGTGGTGGCTAAGGCACCAATGCCAAGATTTTTTATAAATTTTTTGCTTCCTGGTTTAATTTTATCTAATTTGTCTAGTTTCTCATCAATATTTTTTGGTATTTCTTTAAGTTTGTTAATAAATGCATTTGTGTTTTCTGCCCATTCGAGTGCACTTGTATTCCAATCTTCTAATTTTTTAAATTCAAGCTTGGATTCAGGAATATCTAAATTATTAAGGCCATCTAGGCCATCTAGGCCATCTAGGCCATCACCTTTTTTCAGCCCTTTAATTTTATCAAGTTTATCACTACCGCTTGTTTTATCTTGTTTCCAAACATCTAACTTATCAAATTTGGCAAGTGATTTGTTTAAATCTTTAGCTTTTTTATTACGTTCCTTGTCATTTTTGGCTCTTTTTTTAGAAGCTTTTTCAAGAGCGATAGCTCGCCTTACTTCAAAGTCCATATTGCGAGCTGATTGCTGATTAACTTCTAAAGATGTGCCTGTTAATAATGAGATTAATTTAGCTAAATATTGTGTTACCCATACAATAGCTTGGCCCATTCTTTTAAGTAAAGGTAATACAGCTTGATATATCGGTGCAAATGCAGTTAATAAGTTGGCTTTAATTTGGCGAAGCGAACCTACAAATTCTTGGTCTAAATACAATAAATGTGTTATCCATTTAGACATACTCCTGAATCCTGCACTCATTACATTAAATATAAAAGCTGATGCTGCAAGTCGTATTATTCTTCTAAAAGCATGAGCTATTCCACCTAATGCGTTTCTAGATATATCTGATAATTTATAGAATGCTTTTGATAATGGTGCCATAGCTGCAGCCATTTTGCGCTCATTTTCAACTACTGCAGCTGTTTCAATTCTCATCTTCCTAGCAAAGTTTTCTGCTGCAATTGAAGCTACTTGATTTCTTTTTTGGGCCCTTCTGTTTTCAAGTTCTTTTTGGCCTCTTGCTAGCGCTTTAGATAATGAAGCTTCAGCTTTTGCGTGTAGTTTTGCAGCTTCTTCCGCTCTTTTATGCGCTTCTTCTAATGCTCTTATAGGCGCTTCTTTTATATTTTTTATCTCTGAATTTATTCCCTTAATTACATCTTTAATTTCAAAATTTCTGTTTAATATTTCATTATATTTTTCTTTTATCTTCTCTAACTCAATTTCATTTTCTTTAAGGTCTTTACTCCAAATATTTTTCCCATGCGAGCTTTTAACTTTTTCGAGCATTTCTTTATCTTCTTGGATGTATCTTTTAAATTTCGCGGCTTCTCTCGCAAGATGTCTCATTTCACTAGAGTTATTTTGTTCTTCAATTTTTAGATTAGTTAACTCTTTTATTAGTATTTGTATTTTTTCTTCTGCTTGTCTAGCATCAATATCAACACCAAGTATTATCTCTCCGTCAGCCATTTAAAACCGCCATAATTAAATTTTCCTTAGATTACATATATTAACTGCTGCAGTTACAGTGTCTTTTATCCCAATTACAACTCTATCGCCATTTATACTTATTACGTCATATTCATCAAACCATAATTTAAAAGTTTTATCTGAATTGTATTGAAGATTTTTTAATACTTTAACTTTATCTCCAACCTTTATTTCTTCTGTTTTATCTGTAGGAGTTATCCCTAACGTCTTTAAAATTCCTTTACCATAAGCTTCTCCGAACTTTTGATATTCGTGCAGTTCATTGCATTTTTCAGCATCTTCTTTGTTATCAACAAAAAAGCCCTCGCATATTACTGCAGGGCATTTAGTTTCTCTTATGAACGCGTAATAATCAGTGCCTCGAGAATTTTTCTTTATCTTTATTCCTCGACTTTTCTGACCTATATTTATAATTTCTTTTTCTATATTTTCAGCAAGCTGTTTGCCTGTTCCGCCTTTGTAATGGTAGTAGGCTTCGAAACCTATACCTCCACCTGCGTTGGCATGACAACTAATTGCTAAATCCGGGTTGAAATTATTACATTCTCTTATTTCTTCAGTTACATCATCGTCTTCATCTTTATACCTTGATAATAATGTTTTAATCCCTCGTTTGCTTAAATAACTGTTGCAACTTAAACCTACATATAAATTAACATCTTTTTCTACAACATATCCGACAGCCCCAGGGTTTTTACCGCCGTGGCCAATGGAAATAAATACTTTTTTCATGTGCCATACACCTCCCAGTGTGTTAAGTCATATTCGTAGTCATCGTATATATCTATCTTATACACTCTGTCCTTATAGTTTTTTAATTCTTCAAAACTTTTTATTTCTTTATTTTCTTCAACAATAAAAAAATCACAGTCCGTCTGGAATGTGAAATTATTACTTTTATCTTCTGTGTTATTCCATTCTTTTGGATCTAAGAAAGTTTTAGGTACACCATCAACTAATTTTATTCCGTCTATAAATTTATATTTTATTATCAATAACGCTCTGTCATACGCTCTTTCATAAATGTTGTTATAATCTCCGTGATGAGTATCATCGGGTATACTTCTTTGTTGTTCTTGAACTTCAACATTTTTAAATACGGTGTAATAATAATCGTCTTTAAATTTATCGTAATTGTAAAGAGTAACAGTGTTATTAAACATTATTTAATACCTGTTGTATTTCTTACAGCTTCCCAAATACCGGTTGAAGCTAATCCACTTACCAGTCCGCCTAATAGTATTTCAGGCGTTAAAACCCAATTGTTTTGCCAAACATTTATTATTACGCCAAATACGCCTACAATTAATGGGATATACTTGTTATCAACATTATTTTTTTTAGTGTGTTTTAAAATGTATCCAACACAAAAACATATAGCTACTATTATTGGCTGAATACTATCTTGAATTACAGGTTGAATATCCATTATCTTTGCCTCCTTAGATATTTGTTATTTTTTACTTTATTAGAAATTTCAATTATCTTTTTTTGATTTTCAATTTTACTTTTAATGAATTTCGGAAATAAATTCTGAAATTTAATACCAAATTCATATATTAAATCTATAGTCGGAGAAGAGTTGCCAAATAGTTTAATTGAAGCATTATCGCCGAATATATTATCTATTAGATTTACTATTTTTTTACTCATTTCTAAAGAATAGTTATAACTTTCATCGTCATTCTTAGATTTGTTTATTTTAATTATATATTCATCAATTGTTTTAAAAAATTCTTCAAGCTTACCTCGTATTGACATATCGTCTAAGTCAAGTACTATTTCATCGCCTTTATTATTAACTTTAATAGTTTTCTTATTACTTGTAAGAATTAATGTTTCAGAATTACTCATAAAATCCTCCTAAAAAAATATACAAACCGTTGACTTTTCGGTTTGTTTGGAATATAATAGTAGCGTGACTTGGTCACGGGTTTATATTTTATGATATTATAATTATATAAACTACCGTATTGCTTGTACGGTAGCTTTTCTTGTATTCCAAAATTTGGATTAATAATGAAATTAATTCAACAAAAAGGATAAACCAATCTAGCATTCTATCACCCCATTCTTACCATTAGCAATGGTAAATAGAAGTAATAAACCCGTACTCCCAAGTTACGCTGAGTTAATTATATCAAAAAAACAAAATAAACCAACAGAGTTGATTTTTCGGTTTGTTTGGAATATAATGGTAGCGTAACCTGGTACGGGTTTATTACAAGTTTACGTTTATTGTAACAACCACATTGCATGTGCGGTTGTTATTTTTAAGCTTTTTAATTTTATAGATGTATTTTAAAATACGAAATAAAATTTTGAAGACTTTAAATAACATATTTATCACCTCTTTTCTCTGCTAAAAAGCAGAATAAGAAGTAATAACCCCGCACTCCCAAGTTACGCTGTATTTATTATATCAAAAAACAACCTATTTGTAAGTTGTTTTTTTATTTTTGTTTTGATATAATAGTGGCGTGGCTCGTTGCACGAGTTTATAACTAATCTAAAAAGATAATTATAATAACCGTGTTGTCCGCACGGTTGTTATCTTTTCTGTATTCTAGTATTTGAATGACTAATGAAGCCAAAGAAATAATTAGCATAAGTAAATCTAACATAATTTATCACCACGCTTTCTTCCTGAAAAGGAATCAACGATGTAATAAACCCGTGCTTTTACAAACCACGCTATTTTATTATATCAAAAAACAA